TTAAGAGGTCTTAAAATACTTCCTACAGGATATATCATCCCTGTTTTAAAAGAATCTAAGAGAATTTCAGTAGCACCTTTATTAGACTCACTCCTAGATTTAAGAACTATAGCATTAGACCCATCAGGATAGCTAAGAATTAACTCTTGGTTGTCATAAACTTTACCACTTGTTGTACCATCAATTTGTACTTTATCATCTCGTGTGTTAGAAGGTATTGCAGTATCAATAACTCCAATATTATCGTTGCTTAAATCAGTTTGTATAATATTACTTGTAGCAGAAACAACTTGGTCTAATACGTTTGTAGGATTCTGAGAAATAGGATTGTTTATACCTATAAAAACAGGTGTTCCTGTCGTAACATATTGTATATCATCATTAACCTTATACCACTCACCTCTCATTATTTCGCTTTGAGCCTTAAATGTACCTCCTAAAAATGAATAGTATTTAAAAGACGAATCATCGTTTAAACTATACTTTATTAATTTAAGGGGTGATATATCATTAGATTGTATGTCGGCTTGTAATATCTCAAGCGGCTCAACTTGTAAAGCCAAAAATTCATTGACTAAAAGTTGATTTATATTTAAAGGTACGTCAGGACTAGGATTTGCTCTTTGAAAACCTGTAGCTGACTCCCATTGACTTGTAGTAGAATTATAGTGTTGTACTGAATATAATTTATTTTGTAATGTAGAACCTATTTCTAATTTTCCTAAATCAAGAAATTCTGAAGAAGTTACTTGGTTTTGTTCTGCTAAATACTTAAACCCTGTAGCGGTATCTTCAAATTCAGTATCACCTAAAGGCGACATATCTATTGATTCGCACTCCGTACTTTGTGTGCCAGGAGTAGGGTCGGCTATGTCTACAATGTAATATTGAGTATAACCACCTTGTGTGTCTGTACCATATTGTGAGTAGTTATTACTAGCAGTCATTTGTATAGAAACCTCACCTATTATGCCAGGAGCTTCAACAGGTGCGTTAAAATGAATGTCGGTTCTAAAGGATAAACCTAAACCAAAACTTCCAGGAGAAAACCCTGCTGAACAAGGTCCAAAATCATCAGAAGCTATAATGTTTTGAGTATAACTTGCGTTATAACTTATTGCGTTTTTAGGTAAGCCAACACAATAAATATCATTTAAAGCTCCTGAAACACTTTCCTCGTTATAACCTCTTGCTATAGTTATAGAAAGTGGAGTGCCACTTGCAGTCCAAACAAATGGTGTAGATGGATTGTTACCACTAGTTGAAGGCGGTTGTAAATACTTTGTAGTAGTTCCGTCAGTTATAGATATAATTAATGTAGCGGTAGTTAAAAAAGATGAATTTCTTATAACAGGGTTATCTAAAGAGCTTGTGTAAGTAAATTGACTTGTAAGAAAATTCTCTTGGTGTACTGCGTGAAAGTCTAAGTTAAGTAAATCTTCACTATTTGTAGGTAGTTGAATCGCACCTGAAACAAACGCACTCGTTAAATCCGCAGTTGGTGTGACAAATAAGTTTGTTGGTCCTAAAATAAATTCAACACCTACACTTTCTAAAGAAGGGTCGTATTTTAATACACTACCACCCAAAACAATATTATTAGATTGGTCTATTGCTATAGTAGTATCTATGTTTCCTAAAGAAGTCGCATCAACTCCAGACCTTCTTTGCCACACATTTAAAGTTCCGTTATTATTATTAACTAAACTATTAGGTTGTAAGAAATAGTAATAACCCTCAGCTAAAAAACCAATAGCATTAAAAGCCTTTAATGAACCATCAAATACGTCTGATTTCTTGTATTTATATGCTTTATCAGAATTTGTTATATTACCCTCTTCATCGTATTTAGTAGGTTCTGTAAAAGCTCCTTTAGTGGTAGCATAAAGAGCAAATGGATCATTAGATTGATAAGTATCTTCAGGTCGCCACCAATCAATAGCTGTTCGTAACCATTGACGAATCCCTGGATTTGGGGTAATAGTAGTGTCAGTAGTACTAGTAGCAATATTCATTGTATTAGCACCACCAAATTCTAAAATATGATTTGATATAGGATAGGCTGTATTTTTTATTGTTTCACCTGAAAGTTCATCTTCTTTTCTTTTAGTAAAATAACCATAAGAATCTGTTGCTGAAATTTTAGTAGAATAAGGATAAGGAACGTTTTGTATAGAATCAAACCCTGGTTGAATCCATCCGAACCACCAAAGACCTTGGTCGTTTATATTGTTTTTATATATTCTAACGTAATGATATTGCTCTCCTTTTTTAAGTAACTCTTCATATAGAAAATTCTCGTCAACATCATTTTTTATATAAAGGTTTATAGAACATTCAGAACCAATAAAAGTTCTATCTCTAGTACCACCTTGACCCGACCATTTTATTTCAAAACCTTCGCCTTGTAAATCACATTCAACAGACGAACCTGTATAATCTTTTTGCCAAATTTCAACGTACCAAGTTGTACCTTTTTCGCCTAATATTTGAGTATGTCTTATTTTACCAAATGCCATTTACCTTTTTTTTTATCTGTAACCTTTTCTTCTGTTAGCTCTATCAAACACTATCAATAAATCATCTCCGCTTATTCTTACATCAGGAATTGCAGCAGCACCTCCGCCACCTAAAGCGTGGTTAGGTATAATCGTTCCGCTTGAACCTGGAACAAATAGCTCAGGTCCTCTTTCACCTACTAGACTCATCTTACCTACAGGTGGTCGCCCACCATCGGCAAAGCCCATAATATTACCAAAAATGTCAAAAACTTTACTACCAAAACTTACACCTTTTTTAACTTTACCAAATCCTGTAATTTCCATTAAAGTTGCTAAAATTGTAGCTTGAGCAATCATCTTAGCAATATCAATTAAAAATCCTTTAGCAAAAGAAGCAAACTTCTCAGCAAAAGTTAAATTATTTTCAATTAATTCTCCGTTAATTTCTACAAGTTCTACTTGTTTTTCAAATAAATTAACAAAACCTTGAGAAAAAGTACCTAAAATATTTAAAGTAGATTCATTTAGTGTGACTATTTGTTCCGCAGTAAGGTTTAACATTTTAGAAAACAAAGATAGTTTCTGTATAGGCACTACATCATTATCACCACTTGCATTGAAACTAAAATCAAACTCAGATTTTGCGTTATTTATTGCTTCATTTACTTTTTGTGAAACTCCATTAAATAATTTATCTAAGCCTGTAAACTTTAAAAACATATCGCTTACATCACCTAAAGCGTCTGTAGCTGCTTCTCCTAAAGATTTTATTTTAACTTTACTTTCGTCTATTATTTTAGTGTTTAAAAAAGGAACTCCTTTACCACCTGTAGGATCTAAAGGACCTCTTTGTGGTCCTGTAAATATATCATCTGAAGCATCTTTTAAATTACCAAAAGAATCAAATAAAACATTAGTAACAGCTATTAAAGCGTTCATTTCAGTTTGTAACCCAGTTCCACCAAAAGCACCTGCTAATTTTAATGCTGCCTGTGGTAAATATTTACCAATCCAAGGAATTATTTTAATTAATATAGGTAATAAATTATCTTTTAAATAACTTCCAGCTGCACCAATTAAAAATAATTTACCTGCAAAAGTACCTAATAAAGCAGCTACTCCTGTAAAAGCAAATTTTAATTGACCTATTAATGCAGTTAATGCAGCTACAGCTATTAATACAGGACCTATTGCTCCTGCTATTGCTGTAAATTTTATTATTTGAATCTGTGTTTCTTTATCTAAATCACTAAATTTTCTTGCAAGTTTAGTAATTTTTTCAATAAAAGGCATTAAAAATTCTACAATTAGTTCACCTAATTTTATTTTTAAAGTTTCAAGGGCTGAGTTTAACTTTAGTAATTTAGCTTTTGTTGTGCTATCCATCTTAGCAGCCATTTTATCTAAAGCAGTAGTGTTATTTATGTAACCTTGTGTAAGTTCGTTTACCTTATCTAAGTTATTAGATAGTATAAGTAATTGATTTGAAGCGGTTTCACCTACTAAAGCTGTAGCGTCATTTAAGGTCATTTGACCTGATGCCATTTGCTCAAGAGTTTCGTTAAATGGAATACCCTCTTGGTTTAGTTTGCTAAATATCTTACGAAGTCCTGTACCTGCTTTAGAAGCCTTAATACCATTATCCATAAGAACACCCATCATAGCAGATAGACGCTCAACGGTTACACCTACTGCTTTTGCAGAAGAACCTGCGTGACCAAATGCAGTAGCAAATGTACTAAGTTGTATTGATGAGGTTGCAGCTGCTTGTGCTAAAGTGTTTGCTACTCGTGACGATTCGTTTGCATCTAAATTAAATGCTTTTAAGGAAGCCGACACGGTTTCTGCTGCAAGAGATAAGTCCTCTCCTGTCGCTAAAGCTAATTTAGCAATAGATTCTTCCATCGCTATAATCTGTGATGGATCAAAACCTTTACGACCTAATATTAATTGTAGGTCAGCAAATTGCCTTGCAGTAAATCTTGTTTCTTGCCCTAATCGTTTTGCTTCTTTTTGTAGTAAATTAAATTCTTCTTGTGTAGCGTTTGTAACTACATTTACCTTCATCATCGAGTCCTCAAACTCAGCGAAAGTATCTACAGCAGTTTTACCTAGTGCGGCTAAAGGTGCTGTTACACTAAAGGTAAGTAAAGAACCCATACGAGCTGCACTCGAAGCGAAATTAGCTAAACTCTTGTTAGCTTTACCCATTCCCTTCTCTAACCCTTTTACGTTAGCTGCGACAATTATCGAGATGGTCTTTACTGAGAACCCCATTACTTTTTATATTTTATTAAACTTACTTTTATTGTATTTCTCGAGAACCTTTTGTATGTGTTCTTTTGAAGCTATCTCTTTTTTCGGCTTATTCTTACTATCCCAAGGAAGAGGCAATATCTCTTGCGGCTTTAGATTCTTTTTTGAGTGAGGTTGCAAACTACCCATCAATATGATTCGAGTTTGTTCCCATTGGTTCTGTGACATCTGTTCCTGGTGCATTTTAAAGCCCTCTAAGCGATTATTAAAAGAACGTGGGGTTAAACTATATAATTCATCATAACCTAACCCCAACATCCCTAAACCGATTTGCTCTAATTTGTCCCAGTCAATATCTCCTTCGTCAGAATCTATCTCCTCTCCCTCAACTACTTTCCCTCGCCTTGAGGTTGGTCAAGTTGGAACGCTTCGAATATCTCGTTAATCTTAGAGAACTCTTCGTTATCTAACCACTCTTCAATGTCAGCGATTTTATAAGTAAACTTCTCTCCAATCTTCTTCGCTCCGTACTTCAAACCAAAGTAAGCGATAACTCCGATGTGGTCTATCTCCGATCCTAACTGATTTAATTCGTTTAGCTTTAAACCTAGCTTTTTGCAGATTTCTTTT